CCTTCGCACAAGCCAATGAACTTGTCAGCGTTCGCCGCTGTGCTGGCCATTCGCCAGATCGTCTCATCTTCGAGCGCAGGCGCGGAGTCTGCAAAAGCTGACGTCGGACGCGGCTTCATCTCGCCCGCAAGCTGTAACAGCAACGCCTGCTTGTCTGCAATTGGCTTGTCGCAAGCAACGTCACCCGTGCAAATCATGTAGCGATCGCGAGTGTAGATTTCTACCGAGTCACGCTTGATTGCTTCGGGCACAGAGCCGATGCACCAAATGTGATAACCCCTGCCGTTGATTGAGCGCTCTATATACGTGTCAGAGAAAGCGGAAAGGATGCGCGCGTGGACATCTTGCTGGTCTCGAGTAAGGTTGCCCTTGTCGTCTAGGTCAATCACGGTGTAGGGATCTGAATTGAGGACAAAGCCTGTCCACAATTGAGAAGCGAGCGCTTGCTCGAATGTGCCCCACGAATCGTGATCGGTTACGCTCGCTCGCTGTCCTGTGCGAGGGTCGAGCGGTATTTTGTCTGGACGGCAGCAAACCCACTGCGCACGCCTGCGCAACTCTGCAGGGATACGATTGCGCATGGCTACCTCGCCAGCTTGATCGGCTTGCCCGTGAGGTATTCGTAGAGGCGCTGGACTTTTGAGACGCTGGGATTTCGCATGCCGTTTGCCGAAAATGCGACTATCCACCCGTAGGTGAGTCCCGTCGCAACGGCGATCGAAAACTTCGTTTCTTCCGAGGATTGCAGCAAATCCAATGTGGTGCGATGTAGGCTTCCGACTTCTGTTTGATCCTTGTGCTCGCGCATGGTTCGGGAGTATGGTCGATTCCCGCTGAAAATCGCAAGAACATTTTGGTTTGAAAATATTCGTTTTAGTATCTTGACATCGGTTTTCAAGCGAGTAGAGTAGGCGTTGTCAGGTTCGAGATCATCAGCCGTACTTGGTGAACCCAGCGCAGATTTCGAGCCTGACAGCATCTCGCAGGACCTATAGCCAAACGCAAACCCCCAGCAAAGGATCCCCAGCTATGACCGACAAGCAAAAGGAAATGGTAGCGCAAGCGCTCGTGAAGGCAAAAGAGCTACGCGCGCTATTTCTTAGCGCTCCCGCAACTTGCTCAGGCACCGAAGAACAAGACACGCTTGCGCATCTGCGTGTGCAGTCCTTTGAAATACTCTGCGTGCTCTCAACACTCGCAGGTAAGGTGCAGTCGTGAACCTAACCTCAGCACAGCAGCAAGCGCTAGCAGCGTGGCACCAAGCAGAGCAAGCAGCCGAGCAAGCAGCGGCCGCGCTCGCAGCTAGCCCGCTGAAGCGCGCCGCCGACGTAACCGCGCAGCAAGCAGCGCTGCTTGAGACTGTAGCACGAGAGGCATTTTTTCCCACCGTCGAGGAAGGCACGCGAACGATCGATCTGCTTGACGGATGGATGCTGAAAACGAAGTGTACTTTCAGCCGCGAGATCGATATCCGCCAGGTCGAGAGCCTGCGCGCACCACTGGCCGCGCGGTCAACGTCGCTGGACTCGTTGTTACGCTGGAAGGCGACGCTAGTCACGAAAGAGTATCGCGAGCTGACCGCTGAGGCGCGCGCGGTATTTGACACGTGCCTGACCACTTCGCCAGGCGCTCCGACACTCGAGCTTGTGCCGCCGAAGGTGAAGTCATGACAACTGCTGAAAAGCTTGCCGCGCTTACGCACTACGCAGGTAAAGTGCAAGACGTAGAAACCTACGAAGCTGTGCACTGGTTCCGCGCTTTCTCTCAGCGCTGCGCAATCATGACTGAATGGGAGAAGACAGTTACCGCGCTTGAAGCTGCACCGCTAGAAGCCTTGCCGGCGCAGATTGTGCGTGAATCCCGAAAGCAGCTCGAAGCACTGCAGGCTACAGTCAAGCGTACAATCGAAGAAGAGTTTAGCCATGGCGGTTAGTGAAGAGTTGCTTCATGCCGTGCGCCGTCGCTCGCTCGCACGTCAGCGCTTGACAGACGCGCGCAAGATGCTGCAGACTGCAGAAATTGAGCTTGCGGACGCAGACGCCAATGTAAGGCAAGCCGAGCATGCAGAGCGGAAGGAATTGGAACAATGAAGTATAACAACAATGACGGATCTTCCGTTACCGTTGGTGAGTTAGTCAGGCGCTTACAGCTCGCTGTTGCAGACGGCCACTGTACGCCGGACACACTATGCAACACAGAAGGCTGCGACTGTGTTGGCGGCTGCTCTGGCTTCACGTGCTCTGACGACAAAGCAGAACTAACCTTATCGCGCGGAAGTGACTAAATGATCCGATGGCTCACGACAGATCAGGTTGCACGAAACGGCGTCAAAATCTTGGCTTACGGTGTGGGCGGCACAGGAAAAACCACTCTTTGTGCGACAGCGCCCAACCCCTTCGTGATCTCGGCTGAGTCTGGCCTACTGTCTCTGGCGAAGTACAAGATACCAGGCGCTGCAGTGTCCACACTGGTCGAGCTACACGAGGTTTGGCAGTGGGTAGCGGGCTCAGCTGAAGCCAAGCAGTTTGCGACTATCTGTGTGGACAGCAGCACAGAGCTAGCCGACGTCTTTTTGCAGACACTGAAGGCTACCAACAAGGATCCGCGCAAAGCGTACGGCGAAATGCTTGACCAGATGATGCAGCTCTTACGCGCCTTCCGTGACCTTGCCGGGCGGCACGTCTACATAACGTGCAAAGAGGAGTGGGCGAAAGACGAAGCTTCCGGCGCAATGAGGTTTCAGCCCCTCATGCCGGGTCAGAAGCTGGGCCAGCAGCTCCCGTACCTATTCGACGAAGTGTTCCGCCTGATTGTGGCGCGCGACCAACAGGGCAAAAAGCAGCACGTTGTTTGCACGCAAGCAGACTACCAGTATGAGGGAAAAGATCGCTCAGGCTGTCTTGACCCTTTCGAGCAACCAAATCTCACAGCAATCATCAACAAGATCACGGGAGGAAAGTAAGACCATGCCACAGCTATTTGATCAGCCATTCGACGCAAACCAAGTCAAGCCGAACGAGTCTTTCGAGGCTTTGCCGGCTGGCTGGTACAACGCCAGGATCATCGGAAGTGAAGCCAAGCCAACGAAAGACAATCTGTCCGGCTATCTGCAATTCGAGCTTGAGATCATTGACGGCGAGTATCGTGGGCGCAAGATCTTCGATCGCTTGAACCTTTGGAACAAAGGGCCGAATGGCGAGAAGACCTGCGAAATCGCACACCGTCAGCTTTCCGCCTACTGCCACGCCACGGGAGTTTTCATCCTGCAAGCTTCCGAGCAATTGCACGGAATCCCCGTCAAGATCAAGCTCGCTGTGCGTCCGGCGTCCGAGGGCTACGACGCGCAGAATGACGTCAAAGCCGTCAAGCACATTCAAGACGCGACGTCAGCGCCTGCAGGAAACAGCTTCGCGGCGCCTGCTGCGGCGCCTGCGCCCTTCGGCATGAATCCGCAGTTGCCTGCGCAACCGTCGGCGCCCGCTTTCGTTCCGCCTGCGCAGCCTGCTGCCCTTCCTGCGCAGATCGCAACGCCGTGGGGTGGAATGCCTGCTCAGCCTGCGCCAATCGCTCAGCCTGTCGCTCAGCCTGCTTGGACTCCTCCTGCTGCACCGATGCAGCAGCCTGCGCCTGCTGCCGGTCCTGTTCCGCCCTGGCGACGCTAGTCTCTTTTGCCTGCGTTGGCTTGTTCTTGTGCGCTGGGGTGCAAGCAAGTGTTGAGCCGACGCAGGCTCTTTTGCACGCTGTTCACGGTGGGGATCTTGAGCAGCAGAGTATGGCACCCACTTGCAAAACGTGGCTACAGAACAGAAAGACCTGTGTAGCTGCGTGATCGGTGCCAAGGAATGCGTAGGTATGTACAACCTGGCGTGCTGTTCAAACGGCAACATTCCCCGAAAGGATTATATGATCCACATTGCGCATAAGACACTAGCGGCAATCAAGCAAGCAATCGAGGTCGACCAGGGGGCGAAGTTCCGCACGCTATTGCGGGAGTTTATGCCACTGGCGGAAGATGCATACCGCGCAGAGGATGATCGTTTCCGCACACACCTCGGAGCGTCGCTCATTGGCGACGATTGCGCCCGCAAGCTCTGGTATGGTTTCCGCTGGACAACGCCAGCGGCGCACAGTGACCGCCTGTTGCGCTTGTTCAACCGAGGGCACCTCGAAGAGCCACGGTTTGTGGCTATGCTCGGCGCTGCTGGAATCAAGGTGTACCAGTACAAGGCGCCTGGCGAGCAATTCAAGATCCAACTACACGGCGGTCACTTCGGCGGAAGCCTTGACGGTGTCGCAGAGCAGATCCCCGACATCGACGGTCCTGTGCTGCTGGAATTCAAGACGCACAACAAGGATTCTTTCACGAAGCTTGCAGGCCGCAACTGGCAAGCGCGCCTAGCGGACGCGGCTACTGCGCCGTTTGACGGTGAAGGCGTTCGCCGATCCAAGTTCACGCATTACGTACAGATGCAGATGTATATGGCTGCTTACCAACTGCAGCACGGACTGTACATCGCAGTATGCAAGGATGACGACGCACTGTATGGCGAGATCATCCCCACCGACGCAGCAATCAGTGGTGCATTCGCCAGCAGAGCACGCGAGATCATCTTTGCGCAGGAACCACCCGCACGAATCAAAAACGATCCAACTTGGTGGCAATGCAAATTCTGCGACAAAGCGCCAGTGTGCTACGGCAAGGAGGCGCCCGCGCGCAACTGCCGAACGTGCGTGCACAGTCGACCGCTCAACAGCACGTCAACAAGCGCTAACCCCGACAACTGGGCGTGTGCTCACCACCACATAACGCTGCTAAAGCAAGATCAGTTGCTAGGCTGTCCACAATACGAGGCGCGCAAGCTATGAGCCCGGGTTACCTTGCTTGGCTGATCACTACGGGCAAAGCCGAGATCATCGACCGCAACGTGTACACACTTTATCTCAAGTGGCTGCGCCCGAAGGATGTCAAGCGTGCGCCCGCGTGAATATCAACAGTACGGTGTTGACTGCCTTTGGCAGTATTTCAGCGATGGCGGGCAAGGCAACCCCATTGTTGCGATGCCGACGGGAACAGGCAAAAGCGTTGTCATTGCGCAGTTTCTTGTCGAGGCTTTCAAGCGATTCCCCGGCACGCGCTGCATGCTCTTGTCGCATGTCAAGGAGATACTACAGCAAGACATGACGTGGTTGCTACGGCTGTGGACAACTGCACCTGTTGGCGTCTACTCAGCAGGTCTCGGCCGCAAAGAAGCCTACGCGCCGATCACTGTTGCGGGTATCGGCTCTGTAGTCAATTGCGCAGCTGCTTTCGGATTCATCGACTTTGTGATTGTGGATGAGTGCCACTTGGTATCCCCGAAAGAAGACACGCAATACCAGGCTTTCTTGCGTGATCTGCGCATTGCCAATCCGCAGCTTAGGACGATAGGCTTGACCGCTACGCACTACAGGTTGGGCCAGGGTGATCTAGTCGACGGAGGCTTGTTCACCGACGTTGCCGTTGATATGACGGAAATGGCCGTGTTCAACTGGTTTGTAGATGAAGGCTACTTGTGCTCGCTTATTGCCAGGCCGACGTCTACTGAGCTGAATGTCGACGACGTGCAAATCCGGCAAGGCGAGTACAATCAAAAGCAATTGCAGGGTGCCGTTGACAAAGCCGAGGTTACCCGTGCCGCTTTGGCTGAGGCTTTGCGCCTCGGCAACACACGCGCGCACTGGCTTGGCTTTGCGTCGGGAGTCGAGCACGCAGAGCACTGCGCGCAATTCTGCAACGAAATGAGTGTATCTGCGACGGTCGTGCATAGCAAGATGCCAGACGCCGAAAGAGACGCGCGGATCGCCGCATACCGTGCTGGCGAGTTTCGAGCCTGCTTTAATAACGGCGTGCTTACAACAGGCTTCGACTTTCCCGCTATTGACCTGATCCTTATGCTGCGCCCGACAGTATCGCCAGGGCTACACGTTCAAATGCTGGGCAGGGGCGGGCGCGCGTTGTACGCGCCAGGCTTTGACGTGTCCACAGCAGCGGGGAGGCTAGATGCAATCAAAGCGTCGCAAAAACCTAACTGTTTGGTTCTCGACTTTGCTGGAAATGTTCGGCGCCTCGGTCCCATCAACGATCCAGTCACGCCAAAGAAAAAGGGCAAGGGACGCGGCGAGGCGCCGATCAAGGTCTGCGAAGCGTGCGGGAACTACTGCCACGCAAGCGCACGCGTGTGCCCACACTGTGGAGCTACCTTTCAGATCAAGGTGCGATTCAAAGCGCGTGCGGCCGAAGACGCGATTATAAAACGGGACGAAGCACCTGAGATCGTGGACGTGCCAGTTGACCGCGTTGCGTACGGTATCCACAGTAAGGCTGGCAGGGGCGAAAGCCTGAAGGCAAGTTACCACTGTGGACTGCGCATCTTCCACGAGTGGCTTTGCTTCTCGCACGTCGGCTATCCCAAGCATCGCGCGCATGAGTGGTGGCGCGAGCACGCGAGCACGAAGCCGCCCGCCACGACAATTGAGGCAACACAGCGACTGACTGAGCTACGCACACCGAAGACGATCAAAGTGTGGATAAACAAGCAATACCCGGAAGTGAGGGGCCATGTTTTCTGATATGCACGAAACCTGCAGCGTAGGCAATCCGCAAGCTGTAGTAAAGATCGACGTTCCTGTGCTGCAAATGAAAGAAGTGTATGCGGGCCGCTGGCGTTGCTGTTTCAATTGCGTCGCGTGGCGCGAGAATGCAGACGGCGCAGGAGGGAGCAATCCGACGTGCACGAAGTTTGGCCAGCGCCCGCCGACTGAGGTGATCGTTGTCGGCTGTCAGGAGTGGTTCGCCAGCGGGATTCCGTTCTAATGGTCTCAGCAAGCACACTACTATTGCTGGCGCAAGCACAAACTTTCGTGCTCAGCGGACGCTTGCACGAAATTGACGCAGATGGCGAAGACTGGGTTTACTACCCGCTGTGCGTCAAATGCGGCAAAATGTTCGCCGAGCCTGCTATCGGGACTAGTTGCTGCGTCTGCTTAGCAGCAAATAGCTAAGCAAAATCAAGGCTTTGCAAAATAGCTGCAAAAGGTGCTTGCGCTAATAGCTGGCTAGAGTAAAGTCTATTTTGTCAGCAGGTAACAGCAACCAACGAGGAGACGATGATGACCACACTCACAGATAGCACCACTCATTTTGGCATCAGGATCGCCGCTGCGGCCGTGTCCACAGACGTCGACGCTCTGGTCCTGGTTGCAGCTGGATGCAGCGGAGGTCCAGGGAGCGTCCACAGGGCGGCTAGGGCGCGGCTGGTAGAGCTGGGCCTGTCCGAGGCAGATGTGGCAGCGCGCATCGCCGATGCGGTCACCACGTCCCTGCGAGGGAGGTCGGTAAGCGTCGTCGGCGTCGACGATGCCCAGGCAGAGCGCATCGCCTACGCCAATCGTCTGAGCGGATTCCGAGCCCTGTAGCCCAAACCGCGCGCGTCCAGCGCGCAGGCTCCACGACGACTCGCGGGGCCTGTGAGCTGAACCAACACAGGAGTCACCATGCGCACTATTAGTAAAATCGCCCTGGTTCTCGCCGTCGCAGGCTGGACGTTCGCCACTTGCGACGCATGCGCCTCGGAATGTTCGCAGTCTGCTGCCGTAGCCAGCGCAGAGGCTACGCTAGTCGACGTGCAAGCGCGCCTGTGGGAGATGCAGCTAGATCCACCGTCGCAGGCCCCGCAGCGACGTGCCTTGCTAGCTGTCGTGCGCGCAGCACGCAGCGAGCGCCAAGCGGCCCTGGCAGTTTGTACGCCGACGCAGCCGCCTGCCTACGCTTCCCCCTTCGAGATTGACGACGCGGATCCGTGGGAGCACGCCGACGCGGCGCCAGACGCTGACGGCGCTTGGTGCGCGGTCATGGGTTGTGATACCTCGGCTGACAGCCTGGTAGGTGCGCAATGACAGCTCCACTCTTAAACCAAATGGCGCTCGACTGGATCGGCGCACAGCGTAACGTTTGCTTCGAGACATCGCGCAGCGTTGCCCAAACCTGCACAGAGCTACCTGCGATAGTGGATTATAGCGTAGTCGAGCTGCGCGTAGTAGCTCGCTGGCTCGCTCGCACGCAAGCGCGCTATCAGCAGCAGGAGGCAAGCAGGCGCGTGCATCGTCTTGTGCAGCGCCAGATCCGAATGATGTGCATGGAAGTGCCAGGCCGCGCTGGGCACGCGCGCTGGCTCGCTCGCGAGCTTGCGGCCATCAAAGCGCTAAGGGACGCGCAATGATTGCCGCGTCGATACTGCTGGGAACGGTCGCAAGCGCAAGCATAGCGTCCACGCAATGGAGCAAACACGAGATTGAAAAGTGCAAAGAAGCCTTGACCTACTGTTGGCTGCTTAATCGCCCGCTGGACTTGATGTACAGTGCGGATCGCTGGGATGCAGTACGTGCAAAGGTTCGCGCGCTCATTGCTGCGCAAGGCGCTGCCATCATAGTTGCTGTGCTAGCTGATTTGCGAGATCGCCAGATGCACTACGCCAGCGAAAGCACGAAGACAGCGGCGCACTATGCTGCGCACCCTAACGTGCTCGGCAGCTCCACACCTGAGATGGTAGAGCGTATGCGACGCTTTGCAGACGAGCACACAAGCGCGGCGCAGCCGTATAGCAAGCTGATTGCCAAGGTGCAAACCACACCGCTACCTGCAGTGATCGTGGACTTCGACCCAACAACGCAAGGTGGAGCCTAGCGTGAGAATTACAATTGACATCGCAGAAGCGAAATTCGCCCTAGTACTCAACCCGAGCAAACCCGATCGCTACGTCGAAGGCGACGCCACAGTTAGCAGGACCTACAGCGCGCTGACGCTTGCGCAGCTCCAGCAACTCTACACCAACACAACGGGCTTTGCGCTTACCTGCGCTGACTACAACGCCGCACTTCAAACTTGCAAGCATCTTGCGATTAGGATATTGACAACAGAAGGAGGCACTGCCTATGATCTCGAAAAAGAAGGCGGCTAAGAAGCCGGCGCCAGCAAAGCAGGCAAAGAAGCCTGCGAAGCCGACGACAAAGAAGAGCCACAAAAAGTCACCCAAGAAACCAGTCACGAAAGGATCCAAGCCCATGACCGAAAATCAGCCCACCACTGCACCACAGATCAGCGCCGTCGAAGCTTTACTCATGAGCATCGCTACCAAGCTCGACGAGCTTGTCGCAATCGAAAGCTATTGCGCGAAGAAGATTGCCGAGAAGTACGAAGCACCCGTGCAACCTGCGCCCGTCGCAGCCGTTGCCGCTGAGCCTGCTAGCGTCGCGTCCATTGCCGCCGCCCCTGCGCCTGCGCAGACTGCTGCGCCTTCCGTCCCCGCCTCGCGCCCAGGCGCTGGCACTGTCGGCGGCATGGTGTGGGACTACTGCGACGGCTTGACGCAGCAGCTTGGCCACGCGCCGACGAAAGACGAATTGATCGCCGCGATCAAGGCGTACAGCCCGAATCACAACGGCCAGCCTGTCAACGAGCTGACGGCTTCCACCCAGTACAGCAAGTGGCGTGCGGCGCAGGGCCTGCCTCGCTTGCCTCGCGGCTTCGGAGCGAACCGCCCCGCCGCTGCGCCTGCGCCTGCGCCTGCTGCGGCCGCGCCTGCAGTTGCGCCTGTTGTGCCGCCTGCGCTGCCATTCCCTGCGCCGCTCCCTGTGGCGCCTGTGCAGACTGCGATGGCGCTTCCGCTGCCTGCGCCGTTGCCTGCTGCAGCCGTGCCGTCGGTCATCAATCCGACTGCTGCGCCCGCGCCGTCGCTGCCTCCGTGGCTCCGCGCTGTGCAGTAGTCGCGCTTCACTTGTGCCCCGATCACTCGTCAGATGGGGGCACGCTGAGGAGCACGACAAATGCTAATCTGGTTATTGTGCTGTGTCGGCTTGCTACTGTTGCTTGGAAGCAACAACGCTGGCGACAAGCACCGAAGTCGACAGCCAATTACTGAACGGCTGCGACGATTCATTACGACGATTCCTGAGGGCTTTGGTATAAGCCACTCAAGCCTACGGGCTTTACGCGGGCGAAGTGGTCGGAGCCACTGAGATCCGCAACGAAATGAAGCCGCCGTGATGGGCAAAGGCTAGATAGCCGCCAGAGCCTGAAAAGGCATGCGCAGTACGCGCTACGGTCCATCGGCGATGCGAAGTCGCAAGCGGCCCAAAATGGAACTATTACAAGCATTGAAGTTTGTAAGCGGCGCAGTCGCCAAGAGCGACTACCTGCCGACGCTTCAACACGTCGCAATTGGGGGCGGGTTTGTCGTCAGCTTTAACGGCACTGTTGCATTGTGTGCGCCTGTTGTGCTTGACTTGGCCGCCTGCCCGCGTGCTGACGTCTTTGCCAAAGCGATCGCGGCTTGCACAGAGCCAGCGCAGCTACACATGACAGAGCAAGGCTTGGCTGTCCAGAGCGGCGCGCTTCGCGTGATTGTGCCTTGCTCACAAGACACTTTTCCGCGTGTGTTCCCGGAAGGCTTTGAGGTTCCGCTAGGCGGCGAATTTCTGCCGGCGCTCGCAGCACTTGAGCCCCTAGTATCCACAGATACAAGCAAGCAGTGGAGCAACGGCGTGTTGCTACGAGGCTCTGCTGCCTACGCTACCAACAACACGATCCTTTGCGCGTATTGGCTAGGGAACTTGCTCCCTGTTGACGTCAACCTGCCATTGCCTGCTGTGCGGGAACTGCTGCGCATAGATGAAGAGCCGACGCGCGTGCAAGTCTCTGAGCGCAGCGCCACCTTTCACTTCGCCGATGGGCGTTGGATGCGCACAGCGCTCTACCCGACGGCGTGGCCGCAGTCGCTTACGTCGATGCTCAGTCACACAGATGCGGAACCACTGCCCGACGGTTTCTTTGCAGCACTCAAGCAGCTTGCGCCTTTCGGCGAGGGTGTGCGCGTGTACGAAGACGTAATTGAAACAGAACACGCACAGTGCACGCTGCCTACCTGCTTCGATAGCGCTCAATTCAGCATGGCACAGCTTCGCAAGCTCGAAGGCATCGCGACCGCGATCAACTTCAGCGACTATCCACGGCCGTGCCGCTTCACGGGCGAGCGCACACGCGGCGTGATTCTAGGGAGTACGTAGCACATGCGCGCGCAAGACACGTTAGCTAAAGCAATTAGATTACTGTATTTAAGACTAGCTGCGCGCAGACGCTTTTACGAAGGACGATGCAATCAATGCGGCGGCGCAGCTGGACTGGGTAAAACAAATTGCCGTGCGTGCAATAAACTAAATAAAAATAGACCCGAAGAAACAGCCCACCACCGTGCTAGATCAGCTGCTGAACGCTTACGCAGAAAACAAGCGGGATTGTGCCAGACGTGCGGTAATGCACAAAGCGTAGCCGGCTATACGTCGTGCCACGGATGTGCCTGGAGAAAAATGTTGCGCCATCAGAACGCCACAGTCGAGTGCCGCTACACCTGTCATTCCTGTGGGCACTATGGGCATATGTCACGCAGCTGCTGGCTTTTTTCTTGGGCACGTGAACAAGGTCTTTTGAAGTGAGCGGTCTTTTCTGGCAAAACAGCTTGCCTGCAGTTACGCGGCTTATGCCGCCGATTCCGGAAACAGGCTGGAAGGCACCCCGCGACTTTCCGAACCTTGCGCCCGCACGCGCGCTGACTATCGACGTTGAAACCTATGATCCTGAACTGCAGGATCATGGGCCAGGCTGGGCACGCGGCAAGGGGCGCATCGTCGGGCTTGCGGTGGGCACTGACGACGGCTTCCGCGCCTACTACCCGATGAGGCACACGGTAGAGCCTGAACACAACCTAAATCCCGCGCACGTGCTCGCGTGGGCGGCTGCCGAGCTGTCGCGGCCGACACAACCGAAGCTTGGCGCCAACCTGATCTACGATGCCGGGTGGCTTCGCCACGAAGGCGTGCACGTCGCTGGCGAGCTATTCGACGTCGAATTTGCAGAGGCGCTGCTTGACGAAGCCGCGACAGTGAACCTTGGCGACCTAGGCCAGCGCTACTGCGGCCGCGGCAAGACGTCACAGCAGCTTTACGATTGGTGCCGCGCCTGGTACGGCGGCGGGGAAGATCAGCGCGCGAACATCTGGCGCGCACCTCCGCGTCTTGTCGGACCCTACGCGGAAGGCGACGTAGACTTACCCTTTGCAGTGCTGGACAAGCAATGGCAGCGCTTGCAGGCAGAAGGCTTGCTCGACTTGTTCCGCATGGAATGCGCGCTCATCCCGCTACTTGTGGGAATGCGCTTCGCTGGCGTCGCCGTCGACCTTGCGCACGCGGAACAGGTACGCGCCGACTTGTTGTCAGCTTCGATTGAAGAGCAAGCCAAGCTGCGCTCAATTGTCGGCTTTGAGATCAACGTAAACGCAGCGGCTTCAATTGCAAAGGCTTTCGACAAATTCGGCTACAGTTACGAGCGCACAGCAAAGGGCGCGCCAAGTTTTGATAAAGACTTCCTTGCTGCTTGTCACAATCCAGTAGCAGACGCGATCAACGAAATCCGCAAGCTGGACAAGCTGCGTACTACATTCGTAGAAGGTTACGTATTGAACGGAAGCACGAACGGTCGCATACACTGCTCATTCCACCCACTGCGAAACGACGAGAATGGAGCAAAGACCGGACGACTTAGCTCAAGTGATCCGAACCTGCAGAACATACCTTTGCGCGATATGAAGTGGGGGCCGAAGATACGCAGCCTGTTCTTGTCCAATCACGGCCATAGGTGGCGCAAGTATGATCTGAGTCAGATTCAATACAGAGGCTTCGTGCACTATGCTGTCGGTCCTGGTAGCGACGAAGCACGGGCGCGCTACAACAACGATCCGAAAACAGACTATCACAGTATGACATTGGATCTTGTGGCGCCCGTCGCAGGCTGGGACATCTCCACAAAGGCTCTGCGCAAGCAGTGGCGCGGACCGCTCAAAAATATCAATTTCGGATTTATTTTCGGTATGGGCCGCGATCACTTGGCAGAAGTGCTCGCCATGACAGCAAAGCAGGCTCAACCGCTGCTAGAGGCATACCACAAAGGCGTGCCTTTTGCTAAGCCTACACTGAAAGCTTTCAGCGAGTCAGCCGCACAGCTTGGCTATGTGGAGACAGTAGTGGGCCGCAAGTGTAGATTCAATTTGTGGGAGCCTGCGCGCAGGAAAAAGAACGAGAAGCCGCGTCCGGCGCTGCCCTACCAGGAAGCCTTGCTTGCTTACGGCAACATCGTGCGCGCATACACGTACAGAGCGCTGGTGTACGCCGTACAAGGCTTGGAGGCTGAGTTGATCAAGCGGTGCTTAGTACGGCTGCACAAAGAAGGCGTCTTCGCGGTAACAGGACTGCCGCTACTAACTGTGCATGACGAGTATGGCTTCAGCGATCCGGGAACATGCAACGATGCTTTCGACTACGTAAAGCACGTAATGGAGACAGAGATCAAGTTGCGCGTGCCTATCCGGTCCGAATGCGCAATCGGCCCGAATTGGGGGCAGTTGACCGACGTCTAGCGGCCCTTGAGCAGCGCCTCGCGGATCTGGTCTTGATTGCCGACCCAACAGTGCGCAGCGCACTTGCGGTGCGTTTCGGTGAGCAGGTTTATGCGCACGCCGATGGCTTCCATATCTGCGGCGTGTTCTCGCTCCATCGCTTCGAGCTTCGCCAGAATAACCCCGATCCCCTCTTCGCTCACCGTACTACTCCCGACGGATTTGGCGTGACGTTGGTGGGCCTGCTGAGATCTTCCACTTGCGCGCGTAACCGCTTGTTCTCCACGTCAACTAGCAACTGCGCGTTGCTCGCTCGGATCGAATTGGCTGCGCCCGTGAAGGATGCTTCCAGCGTTTCTACAGCGCGGCCGATGGCTGCGGCTGTCTCAAGCGCCGCCTTGTCATGCGATGCCCACACGACGTGCGCCACTTCGGATTTCACCGTAGCTTCCACGTCGCGCAGCGATGACACCGAGTCCGACCGGCAGGCCATGCAGTTGACCCCGATCGCGTTCAAACTCTTCGTGAGCGCCTCTATGAAGTCACCGAACTTCTCTTGGTGCCGGAGTGCTGCGTCTTGCTGCTTGATTGCTGCCTTTTGCTGTTCAATGGCAGCGTCGACGAAGCGCTTGAGTGCCCAGCCGAGGATACCGCCAACCCCCGCCAGCAGGGCGAACGCGACGGCCAGTACAGCGCCTGTTGCGCCGGAACCGCTGAGTGCTTTTAGTGCTGCTTCCATACTTTTTGTTCCTTTACAGCTTGCAAAATGTGGTACTCTGCTAAGTCAGGAGGCTTCACCATGAAACGATTTTTCTTGACAATGCTTGCTTTGCTTGGTATCGGCTGCGGCGAGGGGCTTAAAGTACCCGCGCCCGACGCTTTGCCCGCTGCCGTGGGCTCTGATCCTAGCGTCTGCTGCGTCTTTTACGAAGCAACGTCGGAGTGGCAGACGTGCTGGGGATGCGGTGACGTGGTCATCTGCGTGGGCGTTCCGTGCATCGAAGGCATTCCGTCGTGCCAGGCCGGCGCTGCCAGAAGCACAGGACAAGGCGCCGCGAGCTATCCCGCCGGCGGCGTCCCGTGCCTGCAGTAGAATGGTCATTGGACGATTGTCGCCTTGAGCATTCCCCGATGGGCGGGAACCGTGCACGTGTTACCACCGTTGGCGGTAGCTTGTAGCGCAAACGTGTGACTTCCGGCAGCTAGCCCTGTAACAAGGCCGTACGTTGTTACGCTCATTGCTCTATATTGCGTGTCGTTACCGTGCATTGGACTACTATCGCTCTGCGGTTCAATCCTAGCACCGTCAACCACTACACGGATGTAGCAAGACAGCGTTCCCACACCGTTTGACATCATCCCCGACACTGACCCGTCGAGTGCAATGCTAGCTCCAGCTCGCACGGTAGCGCCGTCATACGCGACGTCAAGCCAATTGTTGGCCGTGTCTGTGGTCATGTCGCTAGCATTCGCTTGTACCTTGAATGTAGTCGAGCTGCCGCGAATCCAGTTTGATGACAAATAGCCGTCGCTGCTTGTGCGAGGTAGTGCGTACGCCGAGCTTCCTGGCGTGTCGGAATAGTAAGGGCCAGATCCAACAGAGTGGGTATTGCTGAAAATAGCAACGCGGCCTGTATCGCCCGTAATGTCTGCAATTGCGGGCGCTCCGACGTCGGTGTAGTTCAGTATGGGGTTGATGCTTATTGCATGCCCGTTTACTGAGTTGGTCACCGTCGCCGTTGCCGTAGTGGTTGACGTGCGAACCATTGTGCAGGCGCGATTGAGCGGACAACTAGTGCTTGTGCCTGTTGCAGTGTTTGTAGTGGTGTTGGTGCCTGTCCTGTACGCAAAAGCGTAGTCACCACCTGATGAAGACAGCGGTGTTGTGGCCGTCAAGTCTTCGCTGGCGTGCCCTGCGGCAGTCAAGTTGGGACCGGAAAACGGAACGTCTGACGTAAATAGCATACTGCCTACGCTAATGCCGGCAGCTATTGCAGTCCCACCATTGTCTCCTGCTACAAGACTTGTTTGCTGGACAGCACGTGACCCGAAGCGCGTACTTATGCCGTCATGCTGAATAAAAGCAGTTTGCCACGCGGGCTGTGTTCCGCCTAGCGTACAACCTATTGCACCCAATGGATCACTGAACTCACCACAAGTCATGTCTGCGTATACACCGTCTATCGTGAAAGTGTTCTTTGCTTTCACCGTCGGACCAACAGAGGTAGAAGCGCAAACTGCGGTAACTGTGTGCGTGCCTGTTGCTGTGCCTGTATTTGTCGCCGTCGTTTGCCAGATTAGCCCGCCTGCGCCGCAGACAATCAGCTCCGGCATGCCAATAGTCGGGGCGTCTCTAACGTCGACCGAGGTTCCCGTCTGCACATCAGTGTGCGTGGAAGCCGAGCCGTAGGTGTACGTGCTCGTTGCGGACGCGGTGCTAGTTACGGTTCGCGTGCTAGTGCTGGTAGAGGTTGCGGTGTGGCTGCTGGTATAGGTGCTGGTTGCTGACTGAGTGACCGTGGCTGTGTACGTGCTGGTAGACGTTGCCGTGTACGTCTCAGTTTCGGTATGAGACGCTGTCGCCGTCGAAGTAGATGTGTTTGTCGAGGTGCTCGTGGTGGTGACAACTGACAGCTTTTGAACGTAGCCTCCTGACACGCCTACAAACACGTCACCGTTGGCCGAGTTGACGGCAACTCCTCTGTTATCTGCAGTTGCCGTCGTGATGTTGGACCATGTACCAGTGCCACCGGCTAGCTTTTGAACGTAGCCTCCTGACACGCCTACAAACACGTCACCGTTGGCCGAGTTGACGGCAACTCCTCTGTTATTTGCAGTTGCTGTCGTAATGTTGGACCATGTACCAGTGCCACCGGCTAGCTTTTGAACGTAGCCACTGATCGACGCGTAGAGCACATCGCCGTTGGCCGAGTTGACCGCTACGCCAACAGATGAAAGCGTGTCTGTTGCTACGCGTTCCCAAGACCCCCCTGAGAGCTTGTCCACACCATAGCCATACACGGACTTAAACACATCACCGTTGGTCGAGTTGACGGCAACACCCCAATTGAGCGCAGTTGCCGTCGTGATGTTGGACCATGTACCAGTGCCACCGGCTAGCTTTTGAACGTAGCCACTGATCGACGCGTAGAGCACATCGCCGTTGGCCGAGTTGACAGCAACTCCTACGCTATTTGCAGTTGCTGTCGTGATGTTCGACCACGTTCCTGTACCGCCTGCGAGCTTTTGGACCTCACCACCCAAGACAGCAGCAAAAACATCGCCGTTGGTCGGATTGACTGCTACGCCTCTGTTATTTGCAGTTGCTGTCGTGATGTTGGACCACGTACCGTAGCTGGTGCTGGTAGATGACCCCGACTGAGTTGTAGTTGCGGTGGCCGTCACCGTGATTGTTCGTGTGAGCGTCTCCGTGTCCGTCGCGGTGTTGGTGACCGTCGGCGTGGTTGTAGTCGTCTGGGTGAGGGTGTCGGTCAGCGTGTTGGTCGTCGTGTTTGTGTCGGTGACCGTGGCCGTTGGCGTGGTAGTCGTGGTCTGGGTTCCCGTCATCGTTCCACTGCCGGTGACGGTGCCGGTCCACGAGGCGGTCAGGCCACCCTTGAGGGTTACAGGGAGCGGCCCGTTGTCTCGCGACGCCCGCGTGACCGTGTCCCCCCCTCGATAGGTGATCGTCTGCCCGTCGGGCAACACCTCGGTAATGGGCTGCTGCTGTGAATGCAGAAGCTTCTTAGATGGGTAGCCAAGCGCCGGCTTCTGCGCGCTGATCGTCGTCTCGTCCACAGCCGGCGTGACCGTGGCTGCCGAGCCTTGCGCAGGCAACAACACGCCAGCAAATGCGATGCCGAACAGAACAGCGGCAACACGTAAAACGACGCGCATCATGAGATCCTCCAAAAAGTTGAAGTGCCTGAGTCAGTGAACAAATACAGCATTAGGATAGCCTTGACGTCGGCGCCTACGTTTGTCGCCTCTGCATTCTCAATAGGTGCGCCCGACGAAGGCGATCCGTTAACTGTAATTTGCATCGCATCTGCGAATAGCACAGTAAGCTGACATGCACGCAGGCCATCCGCAACAATGCCGACAAGTGGTCCTGTGCCGTGCACGCGCAGCTTGCGGTGTGAGCCGAAAGCAGGGATCACGCCGTCGACCACAGTCACGTCAAACCAGTCTTCATCAATGTCGGCGACAGTTGTGATCGGCTTTCCGCGCGGTATCTGAATGCGGATTGCGTTTGCGGCGTTGTACTCAATTGTCAAAGTCGCCGCTGTCGCAGACGTCGTGTGAATCGTCGGCGTAACCACAAGCTCGTCACCAACTTCAAGCGGAATTGCAGGCGCCTGGTACACGATAGGCGCCACCATTTCGTAAACGCCCGTCGGCGCCGTCGCGGGGTGAAGCACTTCGAACAGTGCGCGTGGATGCGCGCCGATAATCGTGAACTTCATACCGAGCGAAGTAGTCGAGCCGACGTCAGCGCCTGTTACGTTCGCCATTGACGGCGTAATCGTCCAGGGTCCTGCAGGGATCTCGCGTGTATTGAGCGCCATCGACTGGAAGTGTGCTGCGAAGTCCTGTGCACTGTTTGTCGCAGTAGCTGAGAGCACAAGCATGCCATCTTGATTCGCAGGCCGCGTAGCAAGCTGATCTACCGTAAGTAGCTCAGTGGTGTCCACGAACATGGCGTTGACGTACTCCCATGTTTGCTCAGTCATGCCAAGCACAACGTTCGCGGTCTGCAATTGCAGAAAGTATGCCGAGTACGCAGTGCCGTTGCGCGCCTTGAAGATCATCTGCGCCGCGAAGGCGGCGCTCTGTGCAAAGGCAGGATGTCTGTGTATGCGCGCCTTCGTCGCAACAAATGCTTGCGTAGGTAAGCCGTAATCTACCCAGTGCCCGCCGAGATCGTCCACAACGTAGGGACCCTGCAAGGCGCGGCCAGTGATCGCGCCTGCATTCGGCTCGAAGGCAAGCACAACCCGCCCGAACATCCACATTTCTCCGGAGCCTGTGCCACTTCCAGCAACACCTGTGTAAGGATTCACGCCGTCAAACATATCCGCAGTTAAGGGTCCCGTGAAATTGCGTTCCATTACGCCGGGGGCGATCTCAGTGAAGCCAGCGAATACGTCGCCTTCACTAAAGGCTGCACCGTGGAAAGCAGTTTCGACCCAGCCTTTATTGCGCGCGTCGGTCACGTGCGCTGTCTGATAATCGTCAGTCACAATGTCCGCTTTTACATTAGGGGGCGGAAGCGACAGTGGCGGATTGCTCGCGACCGTGGGCAGATCCGGAAGGTAAAAGACGTCTTCCATGCACTTGATTGTGATCTCGTTCTTGATACCGTCGCCGAAGTCGATCTCAGAAACGCGCATGATAGCGTTTTCAATACCGACGTCGGGCCGGTTGAGCTTGAACGCGTCGCCAGGGCGAAGATACATCGCCTCGCGATTGGCGCCCACAGTGCAGCCAAGCAGCGGGCAGGACAAGACACGCAGATCACGCAAGGCAAGCCTGCCGGCAACGTAGGACGTGGATACTGCCGGGTAGTCGACACGCTGATCAACTATCCCACCTTGCGCGTCTATGAGCCCTTGCTCGCGTACAGTCACGCTTCCATTCTTACCGCGCGGCGAAACAGAGTATGTTGCTGTGATCGTGTTGACTAACTGGCCGATCGCTTGATTCTCGATGTCTGCGATCGTGGTTGTGTTCGTGCCGTCGAGTAAAAGTAGATCGGCTTCTACGTAGTCTTCACGAAGCAACTTCATTTCATACTTGCCTGTCAGCATATCCACATAGTACACGCCGCTTATGTAGCGCAGAATGTCTGCAATGAAGTCTTTGTAGTTGGTGGGCTCGTCCCAAATAAGAGACAGCCCCAAGTTTTCAATGAAGCACTTATCAGCGCATGCTGCAAACGACGCTCCGATAGAGCTGTCTGGCTCGCCCGCACCAACAATAGGACAAGTGAGCGCTTCGCGAATGATGTGCACGGGATTCATGTCGACAGTCTTGCGCGGATTAAACACGTCAAGCCCGACCTGAACACCGGCATAGATGCACTGATTCGTGCCAATGCGCTTTCCGGTAGCTTGATCGAAGCTGTCTACTACTTTGAATGCGATGACGTTCGGCCCATTCGGATTGACCAACGCCGCAGGTATTACTGCTGTGGACGTGAAGTGCAGCTTAGCGACAACATTCGGATCTGAGCTTGTCTCTTCAGGCTTCAATGCGATTTCCGTACCATTGAACCACAGCTTACCAGAGTCATCGTGCCAGCAACGCACGCCTAGATCCTGTGCAGGTAATCTGCCGATGTCTCTACGCAGCCACAGTATGATCCCACGCTTCACTTGGCGAATTGTAACGCCGCTGTTGATGATCAACCCCGGGTAGTCGGCTTCTGTGAGCTGAGTTCTTACGGGAGGAATGGGGTAGTCCACAGGACTTGTCGCGCCTACATGCTGCCAGGCGTGGACGCCTTCGTTCTCGCTACCAACACCGCCCGGTCCTTCGAGCCATGCAGAATCGTCGTAGCTTGCTCCCGAGTAGTCTGTTGCAACTCCTGCGTCCAATAGCTTGTACTTCCATAGGTCATCAATGGAGTAGCCCAGTCTGATTTCAGACTTCGCGTCGTACCACTGTGCAACAGCGCCGCCGTGCCTTGTGTGGATACGCTTGCACAGAAACGACTGTCCTGGAATTTGAGGCGATGTGCCTACGTACAATTCCTTGGTGCCTTCGACCATAGCGACGCCGTAATAGCTCGGAGCATGCCCGTCTAGGATGCCCATGCACCTATTGGCGAAGCTACCGCTAGATCCTGCGCTGACTGTGCCCGCTATGTTGACGGCACCCATGCGCAGCATGACCTGGCCGAGATCTACCTCAGGTACAGCCGTAGCATTCAGTCGTCCGGTCCCGCTACCCCGCGCGCTCAACCACACAACCTTATCTTCAGTTACCGGCCGAGCCATCAACTCAGTATCGGACTCGGCTACATACGCCTGTGTAATTTCGTCCAGCTTGCCGTGACAGAGCGCAAGTTGCAATCCGATCCAGTAGTCAATAGAGCCGTCATCCTTGCGCGCTGACGCCTGCTTACCGTACCAGGTTGTATTAGGCGACTGGATCACGCGTGAGCCGAACAGAACAGGGATCGCGATACCCTCTTCAGCGGTGGGTCCCGTTACATTCTTGATTTGCTGGCCTGCCTGCGTAGGCAGGTTGTGCAGTTGATACCACGAGTACGCGAAAGCCGCGAGTGTTACAACAAGTGCAGCCCAGCCCATTAGAACACCGACCTTGAGACAGTGAAGGGGTTAATCAGTGGGATCCCAGGGAATCCGCCAAAGTTGCCCGCGTTGTGGTAAACAGTGTCGCAGGTTCCGAGCGAGCGATCGCAGCTGGGAATCACGTCAACGAAATCGGCAGCGGCAACAGAGACGCGTCGAATGAGTGTCACAGTTGATCCGGACTGTGCAATTACCATGCGTGACTCTCCTCCTGCGGTCACAAATGTTCCGCCGATAAAGTTGGGCGGCGTAAGCAACAGCAGTTGCACCTTCGCCCCGTCAACAGACGCAACTTGCGCGTGAACTTTGTAACTGTCGGTATCCACAAAGCAGCCTGGCCCGCCAAAGACATGCCGACAAGATCGCGAGTACGGTTGTGTGATTCCCATGCGCAGCAGGTTGCCAAAGATGGGCTCGCACGTAATAGCCGCGTGCGGCCCATTGCGAATTGTCTTGGCGACGCGCCCGCGCCACATTACGCGCGCGAAATCGACGTCGGCCTGCGTGCGAAAGATGATCACTTGCGTCGGCTTCGACAGTATGCCGAGGCGAAGCGACGGCACTAAATTGTCGTCAAACGGAAGATTGACGACAATTGTATCTTTCGGAACAGTGTCCGCTTTGGTGATTGTGGATCGCGTGATTGCGCGCGGCACCCACGTAAAGTCAATCTTCAGGATCTGCTTTGGGTAATTGGTATAGCGCCAAGCTGCCGAGCCCTGCTTGAACTGGAACAGGTCAATAGGCTGCGAGTCTTGCTGCGACTGTTCTAGCGAATCAAAACTCATGGCGTGTTTGGATCCTCCACAATAGAGACCGCGATCGTTGCTTGCCCTCCCGGCAGATGCTGGATCTCTACTTCGTCAGTAGCAAACCGCGACAGCGTGATCTTGCACGTCAACTCGATATCTTGTGCAGACAGTGGAACACATGCAAGCGGTTCCGACAGAGTAAGCAATTCGCGGCCAGGACTGCCCGAAGATGCACCCACAACACGAAACAGGTACACGCCACCATTGCGCTTGACAACAACAGCAAAGTCACAAGGAAGCGTCCGCTTTGAAGCGAAGCCTATGGCCTCGATCTCGATGCTTGTCGTTCCGCTAACGATGTCACCTGTGATCTGCACGTCAGGCGTCCAACTGAGCGACCAAAAGTTTTTCTGTTGCCCCTTGCGACTGTGCAGCCAACGTCGCAGATTCCACACGTCGGCGCGCGTTGGGCAGTACCATGCGAGCATGAATGCGCGGCCTGCTGTCGCGTAGACGGCGCGCCGATCTACCATACCAACGACCGAATCCAGCGTCTGCACTTCGCAGTCAATGGCCTCGCGCACGCCGCTTAACATTTCGACCCTGTCAGCTACCACGGGACTGCCCAGATAGTCAGGGTATGCAATTCCGCTTCCGTAAGTAGGCGTGAGATCTTCGGTAACATCGCAGCCGAAAGCAGCAGTTGCGCGAACGTAGATCGCGGGCTCGCGATCAGACTCCAGCAGCTTGTCAAATACGCATGCGCGCAGCGGCGCTGCTGTGGATTTGTTGTGATTGCGTGTCGTCGCCGAAATCGAAACAGAATCCCCGGATACTCCGGTTACGCTTACGACTTCGAAAGAGGAATTGCTTTCCCAAAGGATCGCTTTTCCGCCTGCTGCGTACGCGGGCATAGTGTCCGCGCCAGCAATTGAGAGCACCACTGTGCCCGCAGTTGTAGCGGGAATGTCCACGAGGCTGTTCCATTCTGGCACGTCAACAGTCGCTGCTGCATTTGCCTTGCAGAAGTCCAGCGCGTCTGCGTAGTCGCGCGCGTCTAGAATGTAAGCGTGATCCCATACCACGCGCGGACAGTCGCGCAAGCGCGCGCGGTATTCCGCTGAATGACAGCGAATCACGTCGGTGCGCCACGCGAGCCTTTCCGACGGCGTGTCTCGAGGGCGATAGGGCCAAGTCGGCATTAGCGCCCGCCTGCGATGCGCTGGATAGCGCCTTGGTTGCGGCGCATGTCGTTGACCACGACGCGTTCGCGAGCGCTGGACGCGCGGTAAGCGTTAGGCCTGCCGTCGGCCGTATTCACAACCTTGATATTGATAACAGGCTGGCCATTTCCGCCGCCAAGCATGCGCGCCGTTTCCGCACCGCCAGTGACGTAGGCTGGCCCCGCTACGAAGCGCTCACGAGACACGATCTCGGGCCGCTTCTCGGCAACAGTCGCATAGCTTCCTTCAGGTACGTAGCCGCCCCCATCCTTCGCGCCCGCATACTTCGCGCTCGAAATCATGGACAGTGCGCGCGTGCCGTGTGCGAGCGCTTCGAGGCCGGCAGGGATGCCAGCGGGCCAGCCAAGCTCTGCAGCCTTGGCAAACCCAACGCCCATAGCGACAGTCGCGCTCGCGACGCCGAACGCTTGCTGTGCAGCGAACATAGCCGAGTAGGCGTCCGATTGTTTTCCGCCCCAATTTTCCGCTACAGTTGCCAGATTCCCGAAGATCGCTTCGGTGTTTTGCAGCGATTGCTGCACAAGCTCTTCATTCATCTGCGCGATCTCGCGTGTGCGCGCACGCTCAATTTCGACGGACTTGCGCGCGTACGTTTCCTCAGCTTCAGTTTTCAATTCCGGACCGTTTTTGCCGCTCAGATTGTCGGACAACGCCGCGCCGAGATCCGTGTACTGGCCGGCGTACTTGCGCTGTATCATCTGTGCTTGCGTCTGCGGGCCGATGCCGATGTTTTGCAGGCGCTTCTGTAGCTCCACCTGGTCTTTTGCCAGCTTAGCGTCTGCTGCGAGCTGTTTAGCTGCTAGCTCGTCTAGGTGCTTTGCCCAGCGTACTTCGTTGTCAACAAGATAGCCCGTCTGATCTCCTGCGCTGCGCTCAAGTATCGCTTTGTTGTGTTGGTAAAACTCCTCGGCCGAGTCCTCTTTCTTCAATAGAGAAGTGTGCACAGCCTCAAGCTCTGACTGCTCTTGCTGCTTGATCATCTGCGAGTAAGCAGCAAAGCCCGTCTGTTGCCCTGCTGAAATGGTCGGTGTGTAGTCAGCTTTTGCTGCCTTGCTACCTGCGCCGTTAACGCTGGCTTCATACTGGCGCTTATCTTCGGCAAGAGCTGCGCCGAGATCGCCGGAAAGCCCCTGCACCAAGGACTCGCGCAGCGTAGCTTCACGATCAAGATACGCCGCTAGCGCCTTGTCTGCCGAAGACATGCGACCCTTCTCAATTGTCTCCACGGCGGCCTGCGCTTTGTCGGCAAGTGACAGTTCTTCGTCCGTCTGCGGCGCTCCCCACTTAGCCGCGCCTTTTGCAAAAGCGGCTAGGTCTGTGCTCATTCCTGTGAACTTCGGCCGCTGTGATGCCGTGTACAGCAACGCTTCGAGCGCCGTTGTCGTCAGGTTGATCGCATTCGCAGCCTCCTTCATTCCCGTGGAAATGAACTCACCCACGGCTCCGCGTCCGATCTCGCGGAACATGTCGCCCCAAGCGTCTTCCAAGCGCTTGACCGATCCGCCCATTGTGTCGAGCTGTCGCGCAGCCGCACCCGCGAAGTCTGTTTCTCCGATGCCAACAAGATACTGTGTGATCGCATCGGCGCTATTACCGATAGTTGTTGAGACTCCCTTGAAGGTGACTTTCAGATTGTCGCCCTCTGCGACGGCTTTGATTCCAAACTGGCGCAGGCCCTTATAGTTCCCAAGCGACGCGTTTAGGCTGGCCTCGCTTAGTTGCTCGATGCTGCTGCCTGTAGCCGACGCGATGTTAGCAAAAGCCGAAAGTGTCTCGTTTGTAGGCTTGAGCCCGTTTTGCTCCATTCGGATAAACGCTTCAGTGACTTGATTCTCAGTGAAGATCGTAGAATCCGACAACTGCTCAAGCGCATCGAATTTTTCGCGTGCGGCTTCTGTTCCGCCAGCAACGCCGGCAAGGCGCGCAATCAAGCCGTCGTATGCAGACGTTTCGGCCACTACCTTGTGCAGGCCCGCAAGCGCGATAGCCGCAGCCGCCGCAGGCGCAGCCAAACCCGAAAGAGACGCGAGCGCAGCCGATGAGCCGTCGTTAAGTAGCACACCCGCAGCGCCGCCTACACCGGCGGAAGGCGCAGCCTTCGTAGAAAGCTGCTGCTGTACGCCCTGAAGCATGGCTTCCAAGCGCGGGCGGATAGGCAGCACGCCGTCAAGACCGGCCTTCGCACGCTGGATCTGATTGTTCCACAGCTCAGCTTCACGCTTTGCTTGCCTTTCTACAACGGCAAGCTGCCGTTGCGATGCCTTCTCAGCTAGTTCTGTTTGCTTCTCGTGACGAGCGATCGCCTTCTGCTTGGCGTCGTTCCAAGCATCGGCTTCGCGCTGCGCTTGCTTTACCGCCGCATCTGCCGCGCGCTTTGCTTCCTTCTCAGCAGCCTCGGCAGCCTTCTTATTGGATGCTGCGACCTTATCTTCTTTGGCAACCAACGCCGCGAATTCGCGCTCATACGCGCGCTTCGATAGGTCTGCGGCTTTGGCTTCCTTGCTCGCTAGCGCGGCGAATTCGCGTTCATACTGTTGCTCGGCTGCTGCAGCAGCCTTCGCGCTAGCAGCGGCCTTCGCGCTCGAAGCTTCAATGGCTTTCTTCGCCGCTTGCGCCTCGGCTGCAGCCACTTCGGCGAAGATGTCCGCCATATGCTGCTGCTGGCGTGCTGTCTCTTTCGCCGTCGCAGTGAGCTGCTTGAGATCCTTATCAGCACTCTGTATGCCGCTGCTTGTGACTACTAGTTCCAGGCGTGCTGTGCTGCTCATTTTGCAACCTTTCTGCGTAACTTGTCGAGGAAGTGTAACGCCTCAGCCTCCCACGTTGCGAATTGTCGTCCTGTTGCTCTAGCGCAAGCTTCGATCTCACTGTAAGTAAGCTCTTCTCCGGTCGCTAAGTCACAGAACAGTGTCCACAAATACAGCAGCTCTTCAGGGGGATTCGGCGCATCTGCGTGCCCTGGCGGAAGCTCACCGGTGCGCGCTTTGTACGCCGCTAGGGATTCGGCGAGGCTGTGATCGGCTCCTTCTGTTGCAGGCTTGCTGAGTCCGAGTTGGTAGTCGGCCCATCGGTAGAAGGCTGCGAGCTGATCCCTAAAAAACGGTCACGGTCACAGGCGACGGCGAATGCTTGCTCGCACAGGAAAGGCGCCTCCTTGAACAGCTCAGTCACGTTCGCGTCGTTGCACTCGTCGTCGAAGCTCCACGCAGCAACCAGCGCCACGCGTTCTGCCAGCTTCGCCGCATCCTTCTCGGCCTGCGTGGCAGGCAACAACTGCGCGTCGGCGCCTTGCGCACGCACAGCGCCGGCAAGCCTAACCATGGCTTGATTGAGACCATCATGCGCCGACCGATACGCGTCGGAGTCGAGCCCGCGAATACGGATCCTACCTACGACAGCGCCGGCTTCGTTCCGAACGTCAATCCAGACGCCTTCGTTGTGCTTTTGTCTCGTGAACAGTTCTTTGATTTGCATAGTGGAAGCCTCCTTTTGCAGTCAGTCGCTTACGCGTGCGGTGTGCGTGTGATCGTCAATTGCGACGCCGTCACACTGTCGTAGTACGCCTCGAAAGTGAATGAGACCGGGATCGACCCGTCGCCTTGCACGTTTGGTGATCCCGACGTGAGGCGCAACGCGGGTACGTTGATTGCAAGCGTGTTGCCCGCAGGATCAACCAGCGACAGCCCAAGCGCCTTCTGCGTCTCAGCCAACCACGCCGTGATCAGAGCCGATGCGCCGGCGTCCAACCAAACTTCGATGCTGCCACCGACCTTGACTACCTTGCTGTCAGGCCGCAGCGAATAGATGCCGTTCGCAACGTAGCGCGGTTGCAGGCCGCGATCGATCTTGAGGTTCCAAGCTGTGATGATGCCGAGTGCACTACCGTCGGCCGTGAAGCTCGCATCCTTGAACGAAAAGGGCTGATTGGTGCTCGCAGCGGCGTAGGTGGCGCTGGTGATTGCTGCCGTTGCCGGTGTCATATTCCGGCAAACCCCGCCGAAGTCCGCCGACACAAGCTGATTGTTGGCAACCTTGATGTCGAGGCTCGAGAACTCGACGCCGTCCCATTCGTGGTACTCGTTCTCTGCCGTCGCGAGATCGGCGAAATACTCTTCAATCGCGAACGATCGGCGGGTCAGTCCAGTCTTGAGCACGTTCGCTGCCCAAGTGCCGCCCAGCAGCGCTTCCAACCAAGCGTCGTACGCGCCGTATCGCAACCAATCGTTGATCGCCAGCGTGCCTTTGCGCGCACCGGTGCGCACGCCTTGGCGCTGAAAGTCGCCTCGAATCGTGTCGTCTTCCAGCGTGTCGGTACTGAGCTGCGGTCCGCCCGACCGTACAAGCATGGTATCAAAAGCAGGCGCTGCGCCCGCGCCAGCGCCATAGCTTGCCTCGGCAATAATGCCCATTCTTCGCGCTGCACCTGTGGCCATTGTGATCCTTTCAGCGCGAAATCCGCGCTTCCCATTCAATAGTTACAATTGACTTGTAATAGCTGCCGTCTTTGCGCGCGGGACCTGGGCCGCATGAACGGACAAGCACCGCTTGCCCGCTGTTGCTAAGCCACGTGCTTGCCGTGAAAGACGAGCGAAAAGTATCAACGGCCGCTGCAGCCGCGTTGTTGCCTGTTTCGAGAGCGAAGTACAGATCAACTTGCGTAATCCCCGGTGTAACGTCGCTTCCGTGCTGGCCTAGCGTGTCCACAAATGTTCCCGCGGGGAGGTGGAACACTTCAGCGTAGGGCATGCCTGCAGGCTGGATCTTCGGTCCGTTCGGCCACTGCACAAGCCATCCTGCAAGCGGGATTGCAAGCCGCACCTCAAGCGCTAGTTGTGCGGCTGCAAAGCTCACAGAGCACCGTCGCGCACGGCCTGGTTGATCAGTTGGCCCACTTCAGCCAAGCTGATTCGCGCCATGCCGTCAGGCGCTTTCACACTGGAGTGACCTTCGTACTCGATGCGCAGCACATAGGGCGCGTTGTTGCTGAAGTAGAAAGTCTCGTCGCCCGTCAAGCGATTGAGCACGTCAAGCGCAAGGCGCTTCACATACGCGCCGTCTTTCGATGCGCGCGGAACCTCGTCCGTTTCAGGCGCGCCAATGCTCGGCTGCCAGTTGCCTTTGAGGTGACCGCTTAGCACCGGTGTGCGGTCGATGATCCTAATGCACAGGTTACCAATGAAAATACGGCGCGTGTTCTCGACAGCGCTCATAGCTTCGTTAGCAAACTTCTCGATTTCAAGCTCAAAGCTCACTTGGCCACGCCGATCGTGTAAATGATTGGCGTGCCCGCTGGGCTGACAGGTGTGCATCCGACAACAGGCCAAACAGAGCCGTCAGCAAGCGCAACCTCGTCTTGTGGAAGCGGCTTGAAACCGAGCAATGCGGACACCTTGAACGCGCGCATCGTCTTTGCAACTAGCGACGCCTCGTCTAGCCTGGTCTCAAACGACTGTATCAAACCTTGCGTGACGGGAACTTCAACCGCGTTTGCCGAGCCCATGGCGGTAGGCAGGCCCTTCACTACAGCGCCTGTAGCAGCGTTGCGCGAGGGCGCGTAGCGTGTAACGGTGATCTGCTGACCAAACTTCGCGAGCTGCTTGTCAGCGTTCTGTGCGAGCCGTGCATAGTTCATACGCGCACCGTGATGCCGTAGCCGCTCGACGTGCCGCCCGCAAGCAACGGAGCAAGCAACGCACGCGCGGCGGTCAACTGCGGCTGCGGATTGCTGTCTCCGTGATCCGCATACTTCGTAGTCGTGGCTCCGGCTACTGTTTCCTCGACTACCACTCGCCCGTCGCCAACAGGCGTCAACGTTCCCAGCGTGTAAGCGTCGCACGCGAGCTGCATCTGCGCCTTCACCAGCACAGCGGGGATCTCATCTTCGCCTACAGGGAAGCCGTCCACGACAACGCCGACGCGCGGGAACTGTGCGCCCTGCGTTCCTGACCGCTTTCGCCCCTGGTACTCGTCGCGGAAACTCTCTACAAAATCCATCGCCAGCGTAAGCAGGACTTCAACAGCCGCCTCGGTAGCAGGCAGCGTGATTCCGCGTGCGGCTGCAAAAACGCGCGTGTCACTCACAGAGACGTAGCTATTAGCCGCGCCTTGGAGGCTTCCAGTCTCAACTGTGAGTGACACGCGCCAACACCTTTCGTTACTTGCCCTGCGGCTTGCCGTTCACCGGTGCGGTCACAACCTGGACAGCCTTCGACCGACGATAGGCCTCGGGAACAGCGCCGGCCACGCGGCAGCCTCCCACAGGCGGACTACCCGCCTTGCGAGCGTTGCGGAAGCACTTGGTGCCCAGCGCTTCGGCGGCTGCTTTGTCTTCGTTGCTGGGCACAGGCCCGTCAACGAAAAACAGGATCTGATCTTTCTTCGGTTCGCGCATGACTACGGCCCTCCATCCGGCTTGACGTACGTTGAAATAGTGGCAGTGCTTCCGGACACCACAAGAGTAGCCGTGCCTCCACCGACAATGTGGATAGTGCCGCCGTTGCGCACAAGCGCTTGTGCGCTTACAAGCGTCAGCGGTGTTGGCGGATTCGTGGGATCGTAGACAGTGTGCAGCGGCGTACCGCTGTCAATGCCTCCGTCACGATAGTTGGGCGGAATAGCCCCGGCCAGGTAGTCGGCCGATTCGGGAGTTGCCCGCAGGCGAGCCTTGCGCGAGTTGCGAATCACGACATTGTAGGGCGCAGCGGCCTGCCCTTGCAGCGTCGTGATCGAGGACTTCTCACCCGACGTCGGGACGTCAGTATCGACGAAGAAAATCACTTTCTTCGCCGCGTACGCAGCGCCGCTCAGCAGAGCAGCAGCAACAAACAGACCAACAAACAAGCGTGCTTTCATTGTCGAGCCTTTCGCAATTGAAGTGCTACAGCTCAGCGCCGCAGTTAGCAGCGCCGAGCTGTAAGCGCGGGTTAGGTGTCGTCGGTCCTGACAACAACGCCCGGTCCGTCCTTGATCGAGTCGACAACCTGATCCCAGTTGGTTCCGACGGCGATAGCGTCGGCAAGCGGCGATGCACCGCCGTGCGACTCGTCCCACTTGAAGCCCTTCAGAGTGAGGTTGAACGTTCCCTCACTCTGCTGCGTGGTCACGATGTTGGTTTTGCCGTTGGTCCGCACAACGTTCGTACGGAAGCCTGGGTTTTCCTCCATCACAACGCCACCCGCGACGAGTCCCAGCGTGAGGTAGTCGCTATCAGTCGCGATCAGGTCAGGCGAATCCGTGATCACGAATGGGCGGCCCATCACGTCGGCCATGATCCTGACAGTGCCGTACACGAACAACTGCGTGGCGTTGGTCAAGCCAGCGGCGATCAACTGGTGAAACGGCGTGCTGTGCATGATCCACGCGGCGATAGCAGTCGACCGATCGCCGAATTTTGCCGAACCGCTGTTGAGTGCAGAGAGCGAGATCGCATCGTCAACGGTGTCGTGGATGACACTTGCGCCGACGTTCTGCAAAGCAGCCGCTGCAGCCGCGATCGCCAGGTTCAGTTTCTGCTGCATGAACGCAGGCCCAAGTTTCTGTGCCGCCACGACGGCAGCCTCGGAAGGATTGCGCCCGATCCAGTCCCACAGCGCCTCGTCCATACGGATCGGCTTCGTGCCGTAAGCGAGCTTGACGCCGCCGACAGTTTCGCGCGACAAGTTGGCTTCAGCAACAGCGTCGTCCGCGTTGATGTCACGCAGGACAACAGCGTCGTCCATGTCGTAGAAAGCCTCAGTGTTGAAGCTCCCCGGGTTGTTGCCTGCGCGAAGCACAATAGTGCCTCCGCTGGCAGCGTTGAACAGTTCCACGACCTGCGCGATCGATTCGATCATCACAGTTTCGAACGTACGTTCAAAAACCTGCAGGTTTGACAGATTACTTGAGGCCATTGGTGCTTATCCTCCGAGCTGTGGGTTCTTCTTCGTAGCAGCCGCCGCAACATCTGCGGGCTTGCCGTGAAGCCAATCAGTTTTTCCGCTCGGAGCACCGCTACCTGAGCTGCCAGACGTAGCACCGCTGCCGCTGGCCTTCGATCCTGAGAGTAGCGCATGATACTTAGGAGTTGCAACAATTTCTTTTTTCAAGTCATCCAGTGAAGCGGCGGAAGGCTTGCCATCGACGCCGAGCACGCGAGTTACAGCCTTACCTTCTGTGGTAATTTCCACAGATAGCCGACGTTGCACAGACTCTGCGAGCAAGTCTGCTGCATTCGCATCGAGTGCAATAGCAGTTGCAAGTGTGCGCGCTTCACTTTCGACAAAGCGATCGCGAATGATCGCATCGCGTCCACATAGCTGCTTGTCACTCTCAGCTTTCAAGTCAGCAATCCGCTTGTTGTAGTCAGACTCAAGCGCTTCTAGGTCGCTCTTGTCGACCTTGCCGGTGAGGCGCTTGCGCATGTCTTCGCGCGCTTTTTCAAGATCAGCTTTGAGCGTTGCAGCTTCCGCCGCTTTCGCCGTAGCCGCTTCCGACTCGCGCTTCTTTGCGCGCACAAGCTCACCAACAGAAGGGTGCTTGGTTCCTTCGCCAAGCCCGCCAACGTCGGCATAAAAGCCGCCTCCATCCAGCGGCTTGTAGTGCTTGCGATCTGCTTCGTCTGCGTCTTCTAGCTTGTCAATAACTGCGTTCAACATGGGAGCCTCCTTTGTCTACTGTCCGGGAACCACTACAGGAATTGTAGGGGCTTTGTCAACTTTGACGGGCTTTTCTGCCTTGACTTTTTCGTCTTTCTCTGTTGCGAGTCCAGCGCTGCGCAGCTTCGCACGTACTTCAGTGAATGACAGCGTGCCTTCTTGCAAGTCTGCAATTAGCGCCGCTCGCTCATCAGAAGTCAAGCGTTCAAGCTCTGCATTGGGATGCAACTCAATTGTAGACGCCTCTTGCACGCCAGCAAATAAGCCTGCCCACTTCAGGCACTGCACGTAAGCAGCCGCCACGTTGCTCGCACACAAGCTAAGAACAGACATCTCGCTTGCCGTTTCGATGCGCGCTTCAGTTGCTGTACGCTGTACGTTCGCAGACTGAATGAGTCGCGCGCCAAGGGCAACCATCTGCCGCTCTTTATCCTGCATCGCCTCGCGAACGAGCCCGTTCGGCTCTGCTTGTACAAGCTTCAGCTCTGAGCCGGTAGGCAGCGGCACAGCAGAACGCGAGCCAAATCGCACGGTCCTATTCAAGATATTCTCCCACCAATCCTTTGTCATGCCTGTAAGTGTGGGAGTGGGCTGTCCGCAAATGAATACCGATTCTTCGTAATCAGCACTATTGCGATAGTGCGCAATGTTCATTCCCGCGATATCAAGCATGGGCGGATCGTCGATCTCGATATCATTGTTAGTAGCGCCGCAAGCTACAAATGGGATCTCAAGTATACGATTGCCGCTCTTATCTGTTGGCGCAAAAGTGACAAGGGTAGCGTCGCCTTTACCTATTGCTTCACGGTATAGAGTTACTGTGTAGCCTTCAGGCGTGAGGCGCAGCACGCGCCACTGATTGCCCACCTCAAGCGAGAAGCCGTCAACTGCGCGCTGCTTGTACGTCTCAGCAAGCACGACAAGCGAAAGCACCTTGCGAGCGCCTACCATTACAGTATCCCAGTTGATGATATCCCAAGGCTTGTACGTGCGAATAATCGGCCGCAGTGTAGTCGAGCCTGCAATTGCGCTCTTACTTACAGGCTTATCTACGGGAGGATAGTCGACAAACAAGCCAAAGCGCCCATGCGCTGCTACACCGTCAAGCGTTTCGTGCAACTGCTGAGCAAGCGCCAAGCCTGCACCATTTACGTCAGTCAATAGCATCTGCAAGCCAGCAGGCAAATCAATGATGGGCTTGTCCACGAAGGCCAGCGCGGTTAGGCCACTGTGCGTGCGCTTCGTGACGTTATAGAACGTGGCGCGCAGCTTGTACTGTTTGTATCGCGCGCGATTCTCCATTGACGGATCGTCTTCATTCGGCATCGGAAGGTAGGTTGTACCTTTTGCCTTGACAGCTCGCTCGCCTGCTAGGCAATCCTCGATCAGTTGCCAATCCTGCTTACGGTCGACTACTTCCGGCAGTATGTAGCGTGCGGCTTCGATTTCGTTTCCCATGGGATTACTCCTTGCAAAGTAGCGAAATGAAGCCTTCGGCGGCTTCATTTGCCATCGAGTGGACTTCGTCAGAAGTCATCATGCACAGCCCGTCAACAGTCTGCACGGAAGCACGATCTTTGAACTGTATAGCAATGTTAGCAACCCAGCTGATCCGATACTCCGGATCTTCGCGTAGCGCCTTCGTGATAGTGTCTATAGCTTCTTTAATGTCCATCGTCGTTACCTCGCAAATTGAATGTCAATCTTTTCAGAAAGTAGTGCGCCGCTGTCCACTACCATGTAGCGCTCTTCGTCGTGCATGTGGTCTTCACACTCGGTGTCTACTTCGTCGGGCCGCTCTTCATCGCGCGGAAGCGTCGGATTGAGCGTAATAGCTGCACGGCAGTTGTCGGTGTAGAACAAGCCCGGACCCTCGCCGCGTAGCGCGTTGTCGAGGCGGATGCGAATCAACTCAAGCCCGAGTTTACGCGATCCTGGCGACTTGTTGGAACGCGTCCACGTAATCCCCTCCGCTTCCATCTGCTTTGCAATTGAATCTGCCGCTAGATTGTCGCCTGTTGTGAAAATGTTATTGTCTGCTGGGCCTGCCCACACAGGACGCGAGATCCAGCCATTCTCAAGCATAGCCGCCTCAATTGCTACAAGTCTGCGCGCAACTTCTCCGCCAGTGAGACGCAAGCCTATGTTGCTGCCAAGCTCTTCAGATCCGTAATACTCGGCGATGCGCACGAGACTGTTGGGCGCTGGGCACCACACAGCGCCGTCAGGCATCTTGATATCTTCGCCGTTAGCTTTCATCCAATAGCCTGCCGAGAATGGCTTTGTGGTGCCCCAATCTAGCGCTCTGTAGACGTTGCAGCCAACAGGCACGCGAAAGCGTGGCTTGACGTGCACAGAAGGTTTCCACAAATCACCGACGGCGTAAGAGCCTCCCGCGAGTATGTTCCAGTTGCCGTCACGCCAAGCCTTTTGCTTGTCTTTGTCGGTCATACGCTCAAGGCCAGCAACGTACTGCGGATCAAGGTGCTCATTCTCGCGCCAACTGCCGAAGATCGCAACCTGCGACGTAGTCACAGGCTCGCGTTGCTGCGTCTGTGGATTGAATACTAGCGTAGTCGTGTACGTGATCTTTCCCGCAGGGGCAACGTCAATGAACCGGCGCTTGACCCATGTGTGCCCCGGGCCGAACGGATTGCCTGTGGAGAACACAAGCAACGGAATTGGCGGCAACATTACGCCTGTGCGTGCGAAGTGATCTGCAGAAGTGAAGCCGCTACGATTGCAACTCCCAAGTGCATCGTAAAGCGTTGGTGTTGGGTATTTCGGCAGCTCATTCCAGCCTTGAAACGGAAACTCTTGGCCATGGTAAAGCCAATAGTCAGATTCTTTCTTAATCTGCCTGATTAGTAGCTCTTCGCCTGTTGGCCAACGCCACTTATAGTCACTGCGGCTAGCAAGAAACTCGGCGCCGTCGCCTCGTCCATTGAATAGTCGATGAGACTTTGCGACTAGATCGTCGAGGTTCTTGTATTCCCTGTCAAACACAACACCGCGCCAGTGCGAGCCGTAGCCTGCGCCGACGTAGCGCCGGTATGCCATCAACTGTGCTTCAGTCGAGCCGCGTCCGCGCGCACCGTGAAAGAATACATGATTGCACTTGCACTGAATAGCCAACAGTTGCCCGGTAACACGCTTGATCTGTAGACGCCAGGTACCATCACTGTTTTGCACAGCGACGGTCCCAAGCGGTTTCCAGGCAACTGTCTGCACTATTTACCCTGTGGTGATTCGGCTGTCGGGTGCGGTGGTGGGCATGGCGCTCCTACTGTGCTCGCTGGGTGCCGCTGTCGGTGAGTGGGGTGAGCGGTGGGGTCATGACGTGTGCGCCAGGATGTCGTCCCAAATCCAAGCGCACGTCTCCTGCGTGATCTCGTGCGTGGTTGCTGCCGTGTCGTAGTGGTGGTCGTACGAGCCACCGTTGGCCAGCATCGTCTGAATGCGCGCCGTCCTGCGCGAGATGATCTCATGCTTCCCTCGGCTAGAAAACACGCTATCCCCATCTCCCCAGATGTACTAAATTGGGCATCACAATTCCTTTGCAGAAGGGTTACGTACAGCGCGCCTTGTTGCTTCGGCGCTGTCGCGCTTCGCGCACAAGATCGTCAGCAACGTTCACAATAACGGCGGGCGCCCACGACTGCCACAAGTGCTGCATTCGCGGGTAACGGTAAGCATGGCGATCTCCTTGCCGCCAAGGGTACGGCACTTGGCATACAATCTTGTGCCTGCGCTGCGCTTGATAGCAGCGCGCAGGCACTTCGTAGAATTGCAGCTCAATAGCCAAAGCACACACCGTAGTCGTCACACAGTCGATTCAGTGCGCGCTCACCTGGCCAACGTGACTGCCGCGCGCAAGCGCAATCCTGCGCGCAAGCAGCAAACAGAACGAAGGCCAGGATCCAACGCACAGTTTGCCTACCGATACGGGTTGCGAATCGAGATCGCTTCCGAAGACAGCCAGGCTTTCGCGTGACTGCTCACTGTCACGTCTGTTGGCGCAGACGCTTTCGCGTGCTGCTGTAGCTGCTTTGCTTGCGGCTGCTGCGCGTACCAGGCGACGACACAAGCAACCTCATCGATCACGAAGTGACCGCCAGTGACGAGCCCTGTGAGGCATGCGGAATAGTCCTGCGCCATTGCGCCAACAAGGCACGTTTCAACCGACGCAAGCGCAGCCGATGCTTGCGGGTTGACCTTCGCGCAGTCAACAACAGCGCCGTACACGCTATCGGAGTTGACAGGCACTGTCTTACAGGCAGATGCAAGTGTCAGCGCAAAGAGCGTAGCAGCACAGACCAGGGCAAGATGCGTGGTGTAATGAATTGTTCGCATAGGTTCCTCTCAGGTTTTGGTTGGATCGTCTGGCGGCATCTTGGTGTGGATTCGCACGCCTTTCGGAAGCACAGGCGTTTTTGCATCTTCGCTGCTTGTGGGAATATTGGGCACTGCTTGTGGAAAGCGCTGCTTTCGCTTCGGAGCTACCATCGAGCTGCCAGCAATAGGCATGCCTTTGCGCAGACCGGTGACCAGTCGAGGGTTGGTCACAAGCAGTACAGCGCCGCCGACAAGCGCAGTCAGTAGCGCGCGCCAGTCGAAAGGCGTTGCTACGATTGTGGGCAAGCACGCTACTGCAAGCCCCAAGATTGCCTGTATCGTTTGTCGAATTGGTCTGCTGTCAGTCATGTGTGTTCCCTTTCAACGTGTATAATTTCCGCCTCCTTCAAATCACCCTCGATCACGACATGCGCAAACAGCGTAAGCCGGACCGCAGTAAGGCTATTTGCATTTACGTCTAACTCGATCCTGCTTACGTGATCTAGCGGTTTACCGTCCATCTCAATAGACGCTGTGCACGTGTCTGGCGGTAAAACAATCCGCAGCTTATGCATTTATCTGTTCCCCTTTGTTGCTTGTGCAATCGACAATCTGTCAATGCTATTTGCTGTAAGAGTTACCTGCGCACTGTGAGCGAGTAGCATAGTGTTGCGCCGCCAAGTATTGCGCCTGCCCCACGTCTTAGGATCGCGTGGATCTTCGCCTTCCTTCTGCGTATGCACTTGCTCGGCTGCTTTACTGAATTGCAGACTATTGCAGTCAATAATTAGCTGATCAAACGCAGCGAAGCCAACAACACCGACGTTGTATACAATGTCCACAAGAACAAACTTCACTCGTGTCGGGTAGTTTGCAAAGAGCGGGCAGTGCTTCTCAATAGCCGGCACAAATTCACTCTTGATTCTGGAGCGCAGCCTGCGATTGCAAAACTCCTCATCGAGTCGCAGGTCAGAACAAACACGATAGTCGCCTGCTGTCAAGCCTTTTGCAAAGTGATTTTGCACGCGAATAAACGCTTGACTTTTTTCCTCTGTCATGGCGTGGCTACCGTCCAGCAAATGAACAAAGGGCATAGTCAATACCGTTTTAGGACTAACCTTGTCCCCTACTCCGACGGTAACGAAGCCTTTAGTGCAGCAGTAAAGCCACGGGATCAAACCTTCGTGCTTAATCAGGACCTCGCACGTCTGATCTAGCTCGCTATCGGTTAGCATAGCGCACCTGCTGTGTGCGCAGTAGTTCCGCGCACTGAAAGCATATTCGTGCATATGTGTGATTGTGGTAAATCCCGCCCTCTTGCGCACGTTCTCCCCAATAGCGCCACTCTGCAATGGTCATTGACGATAGCTCAGCGGTTAGCATCTTGCTCCACTTCCTTCCACGCTGGGCACCCTGGCTCGTCATCGTAAGGAAACGCCTCTTCTGCTGAAACGCTGTACTTGTGCGAATCAGGGCAACACTTCGGAACAGGCGCCAGACAAGCCCCGCGTCTCTGATCTTCCGTACTGGGTGCGAAGTGCACACACGTGCCGCAGTTAGCGATTGGCATCTTGCTCCACTTCCTTCTGCAGCGCCGCCTGTGCAGCTACTGCTTGACTTTCCCAAGCTTCCATGCTGTCAGCTACCGGCAGAAGCAGCACACCGCCGTTGATCGTCGTCGCTACGTGCGTGGGCGCGTTGTGCCCCATGAGATTAGCAAGCAGTGCGTGCGCGGCGATGCGCTCACGCTTGCTGGTCGACTCACGGTCTTCGTAGCGGACGAGCCCCTTCGCCGTACGAATGCGCACGCGTTCAGTGCTGTCGTCGAAGGCGATCGACTTCACATCCAACGCCTGTTCGGCGAAGCTGCAGATCTCATCGCGGGTGAGCTTCTCGCGCAGCGCCGTGAAGCGCCCGCGCACGTAGGGGTCAACCCTGTACTTCTGGGCTGTCCGCGCTGCAGACGCAGAGGCGACGCCGGCAAACACTGCGGCCTGCGTGCTGCCCAGGCCCATCAACAGCCCCTCGACAAAGCGGTTCATCTGCGCGCGCACGCGCGGATCTACCCCGCCTTTTGAGCGAGGTAGCTTCATGCGCTGATTGACTGTACGTCGGGGCACTATCTCCCAGCCTTAGGGCTTGACGTCGGTGGGAGTCTGGCAAGACGTGCTGTCGGCCACGGCGGCTAGCACGTCGTCAAGGTGAAGGCATTGCTTCAGGTTCGGCATAGGATCGCTCGGCGAGATGGGTGCCAGCTTTCCGTTGCAGTAGTCGTTTCCGGCCTGCGCATCGTAGAGGATGCCGACAATCGGCGTGCCTGCGGCCAGGACAACCTTGTCCCCATTCTTCGCCTCGCGTCCGTTCATGTAGTGCATGGCTGCCTTTCGGTTGAGTCTTTTCAGACGTTCAACCTGCAAGCCTACGCCGACTGTAGGCTCGCCGTCAAATCTTAGGCTTTCGCTGTTTGATCCAGCGCTTGATTTCAAGCCACCACGACTGCTGCTCAATAGCAGCAACTTGCAATGCAACAGGCGCATGCGTTCTACCTACAATGCAGAGTTGAATAGGCCGCCCAAGTAGCAAAAGTAAGCGCTCTTTGCACGTCAACTTCCACCACGAGTATATGTAAATACTATTCACGTACACAGGTAAACCGACGCATTCAGCATCGTGCGCGTCTTCCCAATTGTCAGGTGCATTTAGTATTTTGTTTGTTGCATTTGTGTGAATTGGTTTCATAGTTGCCTCATTGACAGCATAGACAGCATCTCTTGCCGCCACTCCAGGCTGCGCGTGCACTCGTGAGGCCCTCGCAAGCCGCACGCGCAAGCAGGCGCACGCATGCCTTCGAGCAAGCGCGCTTGCGCGTCGACGCGTGCCTGGCCTCGCGGCGTGCGCGGGTGGTGATTGCTGTAAGTGGGCGGCAAGCGAACGTCACAGCAGAACTGTGCGTGCGGCTGCGCTTGCTTTCTGCAAATGCTACAGACTCTCATTTAGCTAGCCATCCTTTCCCTGTACAAATACAGCATTAGCCCAGCTTCAAAGTAGCTGCAAAAGTCGGCTATTGACAGGTCAGCTACGACGGTTGTGTTTGTAACAGCAGCCTGCAGCCATAGGCGTGCACGCCACTGCCTGCTGTTCTGTCTGTAGACGAGCACAGGCATCTGTCCTGGCTTCGCCTGCGCGAGGCACTGTCGCCACCACGCTTCGAGCTGCAGCGTCTCGCAGCGCTTTACCTCCAACGCTAGCCAGTCGATGCCGTGCACGTCGCAGCCGCCTCCATCGGCCTGCATGCTGCTTGTGCGCTTGAGGCAAGGAGGCTGCAAGCCAGCAGCCCGGTAAGCGTTGTCCACAATAGGCTGCAGTATGTCGATAACTTCACGCTCGCCGCGTGCGCCTTTGTCTCTACTTGCTTTTGCCATTATCTTCCTCCTTGTTGCTTGCAACCTCGTCTGCTGCGTCCATTGCTTCAGCGCCTATCATGCGCGCATCCAAGCAGCATTCTTCGCACAAGTCGCCGCTACAGATGTCGCAGAAAGCTGCGTGCGCCATCTCAGCACAAAATGGAGCCACGCATTTAGCCATTGTCGGATCCTTTCTGCTGCTTAATTGCATGCGCAAGCTGCCTGCCCGGAAGTGTAATGCCGTGGTCAAGCAGTGTATTGACCGCAAGTGTATAGCCTTCGAGGTGCTCTTTGCACAGCACAGCTCCGTCAACACCTTCACACGAGCACAGTCTGCACTGTACTTTCTGCTTGCTAGCGATTTGCTGATTGTACGCCGGCGTAGCTTTGTATTCTTTTGCTTCACACATTGCTGTCTCCTTTGTAGTTACCCAGCAGCGTCTGCGCGTGCACTGTCACGCAATTCAAGCAGCAGTAGGCTTTGCTGTCTGCAAGCTTATCGCCACAGTATGCGCAGCATGGTAGCCTCGATACGTACTCTGCGTGTCGCCTGTCTGCCTCTTCACTCGTTATCGGTTCAAGCATTTGCTGTCTCCTTTGTGCATAATCAAAGTAGCTTCACTTGGATCTACTGTGTATCAATCATCTACGTTATCCACAGTAGCACGTTGCTCGGCAAACGTGCATTTAGATAGCGCAATTTGCAGTTGCTTCAGTTGCTGCTGCCTGAAGGCTTGCACGACTACACTGTCGTCAAGCGCTAGCTGCTCTGTGCGCTGGTTTCCTTGCAGAATTGTGCAATCAAAGCCTAGCTCTTCTAGCAAGTAGATCGCTTGCTGACGTTGCTCAGTTAGCTTTCTTATGTCCTGCATGCACATTGTTGCTCCTTTATCTAGCTCTGCTACAAATTGCCGCCAGTATCTTTCGCGCTCTAATTGCTTTTACAGTGTCGTTGCTCATTATCTGCTATTTACCTTTTGTATAGTAGGGGATCGCTACAATTTACTCTATCCCCTACTCTATCCCCTATGCTATCCCCTATGTAATATGTGAAAAAAAGTTTTTGTTATTATATAACAGGATTTCATTGGGGATATTTGACTCATTTGTATAGTAGGGGATAGGGGAGAGGGGGGTAGCCCTCCGGGGGTTCCCCCGCCATAGGACCCCCCTAGGGGATAGTCCCCCACGGCTACGTGATTTCGCTAACTTGCCGCCTAGAGTGCCATTGCATAGGGGATAGACGCTATCCCCTACTTTATGTCGCTGACGCTGCAGCGTTAGACGCATTCGCGTTACTCTATGGTTTACTTTGCAGGTCATTAGCGGCGTCATAGCTTACACACGCGGCACGATGTTGCGTTGTCGCATTCGTCGTCACCTCGTACTTTGCGCCCGCTGTTGAAAGCTTCCCGCAATTCAGCTAACGGCGCGGGCCACGTGTCCCGCTGCGCGCTTCTAAATGTGTAGCCTGTGCGCGCTTCGTCTGCTTCTGCACTGGCGTACAGGCTAGGGTGCTTTACAAGCAGACGCTTCCACTCAACTAGGCGCTGTCCATAACAACGCGCGCAGTCCGTACGCTCTGGGATTGTTATACCTCTATCGCGCAAATAGCCCTGTACTTCGGTGATACCCCAACCCCACTCACGCAAAGGGAAGCGGCTTGCTGTTGATCCGTAGATGCCTACACGTTCGGCTTCATCTGCGCGCAGTCCTACATAATTGATTGCAGGTGCGTGGTTGGCTAAGAACGCAATTGTGGGCTCTATCTTCAGTAGGCGCGTACACCATCTCTGTCTATGATTAGGCAAGCCGTCGAATTCAGCGATCCATTCAGCTAGCGTGCGGTTTGTTACTCGTGTGAATTGCTTACCTAGTAGGTTTTCTAGGTGCGCCCAGTGTTCTATCATCTCGGGCAGTTCATCGCCTGTTGGTGTAATCAAATACACGTAGTCGCGTGGCTCAACTTCAGCAAGACGCAAGGCTAGCGCCGTTGAATCCTTGCCACCTGACAAGCCTACAACGTGTGTTGTCTGGCTAAGCATGAGTGAAGCGAGCATTTACCATCCTTCTCCGGCGCAGTAGAGCGCCTGTGTACTGTTGAATTCCGTCGCAGCCTGTTGTGGTGCTAGGCGGATAAGTACGCCTTCAGCAACCAGGCTGGCGAGCGTAGCAACAAGCGCCTTGTCAGCGCCGCGCATGTCCTGCTGAAACGGCGTGCGCTTCTGCAAGCGGCGCACGAAGTAGCTGTAAGGCGCGATCGGCTTGTCAAGCATAGTGCGCGGAACCTTGTACTGTGCGCGCTGCTGCGCTGTGAGTTGCAAGTAGGCTGCGAAGGCTTCCCTTACTTCATGCCCCAACCTATGGTCGCCCGTGCCTACCGATCCAGAGGCGTAGTGCTGTGCAGTAGCTTCGATCTCAGTACCAACAAAGTCGATAGCCCATGCTGCATGCTCTGCTGTTACTTGTGGATAATGCGCATTTTCCCCGACCGCTAGAATGGCGGCGAGCTTCAGCGCCTTAAGGTGCCCACGGTTCCATAGTTGTCGCTCCACTTCGCCGCCTGCATCGTTGATCGCTGCGTCTGCCTTGACATCGAAGGCGTCTAGCAGTGTGGTTGCTTCGTCGTCGAGTGATACGGGCAAGCACGTGCGGTTCTGTTGGCTTGCGAGCGCGACTGCCGCAAGCTGTGCGAAGCGATCTACTAGCTCCTTTGGCGGTTGCACGTTGCTCGCTAGGTTGCGCGGCGGACGCGGCCCTGTGTATTCCACAATAGAGAATCGGGGGATTAGGCCTGAGGCGATATGAGATGCTGATAAGCTGTCGAAGAATGTCTCCGGTGTTGACTCACCGAAGATGCTAATTGCTGGAGCCTGCACTTCCTTTGTGTTCTTGTCGCGGTCGCTGTAGGCAGCGATACGGAACGTCTGCGCGTGGCCAGACTTCGAGTAGAGATCAAGCAGCATCTGTCGCAAGGCAAGCTGTGAGCTATTCGGGGAAGGCTCGCATATTTGTTGCAGCGTCAGACCAAACTCGCCGAAGATGGAAACGAAGCATGGTTGACTCTCAAGCACGCGCGCGAGCCCTTGTCCGGAAGCAAAGCTCCGCGGACCTACGAAAGTATCAATTGACGGGACTACTTGCCGCACGGCTGTGATTAGACGGTCGATGCCCGCTGCTGCGCCTTCCTTGCCTGTGCCTGTTGGCGCGAGCACCAGCAGATATTGATTCAAGCCTGTGTTGCTTATATTGTAGCTGCGGCCAACAATACCAGCAACAAGCGCGATTGCGCCCGCAAGGGCGATCTCTGGCACAGGCCGCACTGCCGCCTGATAGATGTAATCTGCGACGTCGCCAACGATACCGGGCGGACGCGTGAAAGCTTTGGGCGCATTGATAGGCAACGCTGAATTGATGGGACTGGCGAGCATTGATAAGTCAACAGGGGCGATCTCAGTCGAGCGGACGCGCACAAGCGAGCGGCGCAAATAGTCGTCCCGCTGTGCTTTCTTGCGCTCACCGAGGTGCGTTTGGCGGAACAGTCGCGTAACCTGATCATTTGACTTTGAGTAGAAAGCTAGGATTGAAAGCAGAGCTTCGTCAGCTTCGCTTTGTGACGGATACCCCATCGCTGCCCAATCGCCTTCGCACAAGCCAATGAACTTGTCAGCGTTCGCCGCTGTGCTGGCCATTCGCCAGATCGTCTCATCTTCGAGCGCAGGCGCGGAGTCTGCAAAAGCTGACGTCGGACGCGGCTTCATCTCGCCCG